TCAGACGTAGCTGTGAGAGCAGCGGTACTTGCAAAAAAGGCCTTGGCTCCAGACGTTCGGAAAGATGCTATCGACATTCTGGACAAGGTTGCTGCCCGGCTCGAAATCATTGACGAGTACGTTGGCGTCCTCGAGGTTCATGCCGATATGATCCTCGAATGCATGAACGAGGATGAGAACGCTTACTTTATCAACGACAGCAAGCTGGCACCTCTTACGGTCACCAGCATGATCAAGAAGCGCTGCCGCACGATCCGCGTGCAGAAGGTCGTGGTCGGCCAAGCTGGTCAACGCGCGCCCTTCATTCAAGACAATGAGAACCAGCGGCTTACCGACTGCGATGGTTCTCTCGCCTGTCGCATTGATGAGCGCATCTCCGGCCGGAAAGCATCGAGCGTCTAGGCCAGGTGACTCGCTGATCCAGTCTAGGATCGGCCGCCGCGCGACACGGTCTCGACGACGCCGCGCAGATGCTCCGGCAGGTGGTGCCCGTAGACCTGCTCCACGACCTGCTCGGTGGTCCCGAGCGCCCGGGCAACCTTGCCGAACGGTACGCCCGCCATCACGGCCCACGTCGCGAAGGTGTGGCGCAGGACGTGCGGCGTGATCTCCTCGCCGAGGGCCGCTCCCTTCCTGGCCGTGATCCAGGCGCGGCGTAGGCGCAGGATCGGCTTGCCCTCGAACTCGATCACGTAGGCGCCGTTCTTCCGCCAGCGCCGCATGTGCGCGGCGAGCCGCTTCGACATCGGGATCGGGGTCCGCCGCTTTGAGGACTCGCCCTCGGCGGTACCGCGCCGGTAGATGATGCCGGAGCGCAGGTCGACGAAGCCGCCGTCGGTGCTCTCGATCCACTTCAGGCGCAAGATCGCCTCGTGCCGGGTGCCGGTGTAGAGGCCCGCCAGGATGAACCGGGCGACGTGGCGCTGGATGAAGAGCGCGCGGCCCCGCTCATCGCCTGCTCGGCCGTCCAGAAGGCGACCATGGCGGACCAGTCGCGGAATCCGTCTTGTCGGGCGAAGGCGTCGAGGTCCTCTTCGGTCCGGATCCAGCCGCCGTTGGCGAACACGATGCCGGCGCGCAGATGCAGCTCGATCGGCCAGACGGCGATGCAGGGCGACTCGCCGAGCTTCGTGCACTGGCGGGTCCGCATCCCGGTGTAGAGTTGGACCTGCTCGCCTGGGCGTGCGTGCCGCGATCGGCCGAGGCGTTCGGCCCGGATGGTCTGGGTCTTCGTGTTCGCCAGGATCGGCGGACCGAACTGCTTCTTGAAGCTGTAGGCGACCACGATCAGGCCTCCTTCCAGAGGCCGCGGGACCGCAGCTCATCCTCGGTGAAGATGGTAGCGCTCGCTGTCGGGCCGTCTCCCATGGAGATCGTCAGCCGCATTCCGTCGTCGTAAGGACCGCCTTGCCGTCGAACGCGGAAACGTTCTGTCCATCTGCGCTTGAAGCTTCTCGATACTGAAGCCGAAATGATCTCTTCGTCGGATAGGCAGTGCTTGGAGACGAGGCGCTCAAGCAACTGGACAACAGCCTTCTCGGTGAGGTGTCCGTATGGGACGACATCGTGAACGAGCCGCTCAAGTCCGTCTTCGACCTGGATGAGCCAGAACGACCTCTTGGTCATCGCGCCACCTCCGGGAATCCGTTGTGCTCGACGCCGTCGAGGAGCCGGCCGGCGGCCTTCTTGCCGATGAGCGCGACCCATTCGCGGTCCGCGTACCGGCCGTCATCGGTCCACTCGGTGCCGGTCCAGGTGCGTATCGGCAGGCTCACCGGATGGTCGGCGTACCAGCCCTCGGTGCTGACCCAGGCGCCGTGCTGCTTGAAGTGGAAGGCCACATCCGCGGCTGCGCAGGCGTCGCGGATCTGGCGCGCCCAGTCCGGGTGCATCGGGCGGGCTCCGGGGCCGCTCTCCCCGCCGACGATCACCCAGTCCAGCCGCACGCCGGCCGCGCCGATGTCGCCGATCCGTTGGCCGAGCGCGTTCCAGACATGCAGCGCGTCGTTGCCGATCCGGATGCGGTCGAAGTCGATCGGCCCCAGCAACGGCTCGGCGCTGACGAAGCGCACCGCGGCCGGCGTGAACAGCAGGTCCGGCACGCGCTCGTCGGCCCGGCGCTGATCCTCGGCTGAGACGCCCAGCCAGACGTTCGGGAGCGGCCAGCGACCTTCAGGGCCGAGGTGCGGGAAGTGCGCGACCGGTCCGGAGTGCGCCTCGTGCGACTCGATCCATCCGCGGATGCGACCCGGTGTGTCGAGGTCGGAGAGGTACGCCCGCATCCGGGCCGCGCGCTTCGTAAGCACCTGAAAGGTGTGTGTCGGCGTCAGCGCCATCACGGCGAACACGCAGTCGATCCACTCGTCCGGCACGCTCTCGTGGAACAGGTCGGACATCGAGTTGACGAACCACGTCGTCGGCTTGCGCCGGCGCAGAGGCAGGGTCAGCGCCTCGTCCACAAAGCGCATCTCGCCCGTCCAGACCGCGCCGGCCTTGCTCGGCCGCGTCAGGCCCCGGTAGCGATCCTGGCCCATGCGCTCGAGGCGCGCGGCCATCCTCATCGCGTAGCAGTTGGTGCAGCCGGGCGAGACGACGGAGCACCCGACGATCGGGTTCCACGTCTGCTCGGTCCACTCGATCGAGGACTCAGCCACGGGCGCCTCCCGTCGCGAGGGCGGCGGGCGCGACATGCTCCGGCAGCGGGGAGTACCTTGGCTTGGCCGCCTGCTTGGCCCGGATCTGCTCGACCTTCGTCCAGATGCGGGCAAGTTCGATCTCAGCCTCGCGATGAAGGTCGAGGTCCTGGGCAAGGCAGAGCGCGGACAGCGTCACCATCACGCCGCCGACCTCCTGACCCTTCTCGCCAACCGGCCGGCCGAAGACGTAATCGACGAGCTGGCGGGCCTCGTCGGCCGTGCAGCCGCAGGCCTGCACGAGTTCGAGCGCCTCCTCCAGGAAGCGGTGGTTCCGCTCCTCTCGGTCGCCGGCGATCATCTCGCCGAAGCACGCCATCATCCACGGCTGGACGCGGAACTGAAACGACGCGCCGGGCACGTCCTTCCGCCCCTGCTCACGGGCTGCAGCCATGAGCTTCAGCACCTCGTCCTCGGTCGCCAGGTAGGCGGGCGGCTCGAACGCGGGCAGCTCCTCCTCGCCGGTGGTCCGCTCGAAGCCGTGCTGCTCGGCAGCCTCCAGCCAGAAGTGCCGTTCCTCGGTGCCGGGAGCGGGAACGGTGACGGGCTCTACGGCCGGCGCCACCTCTACCGAGCGGATCTCAGCCTCGGACGCCGGCAGGAAGTCGATCAGCCACTGCCGGAGGTGGATCACCTCGGACGCCTTGATGTGCGCCACGTAGAGGTCGCGGCCCTCTTCGTTGATGAGGTCCAGCTCCTCGTCCTTGAAGACGAGCTCCAGCGAGCCGTCCCGGAGGTGCAGGGTCGCGCACATGCCCTCCACGCCGGCCATGGCGTGGGTGTAATGGGGCTGGCGCTTGTCCCCATAGGCGGCCGGCGCGAGCTTCCGGGCGACCACCTTCAACGCGGCGCTTCGGGCCATCGCATCCTTGATCCCGGCGGCGACGCCCGGCGCGCCTGCCTCCAGGCTCTCACGGATCAGCAGGAACACCGCGGGATAGGCGCCATCCGAGAACGGCTCGACCGGGAAGGGCTGGTGGCCGGAGAGCAGACCGATGCTCTCGGCCGCCCGCTTCAGCGCGTAGTTCTTCGCGACCGGGTCGTCGGTCGCGGCCGCCCGCTTGAGGGCCTGCTGGACCGCCGGATAATCGTCGGGCGGGATCGCGGCGACGTCGCGCGCCGAGATCTTCGGCTCGCGCGTGATGGTGCTGGTCTCGGACATGCTGCTACTCCGCGGCTTCGAGAACGGTGGTGGTGAGGGCGCGGCCGATCCGCCGCCCAAGCCAAGCGAGCACCGGCTTCGGGTAGGCGTTGCCGAGCACGCGGTATCGCGGGCCGTCTGGGCACAGCTCTTCCGGCTGGCCGCGCCACGGGATGCGGGTGAAGTTGCGCGGAACGCCCTGGAGCGCCTCGCACTCGGTCGGCATCAGGCGGCGGACGCCGGAGGCCTGCGCTACGGCCGCGTGCCCGCCTCCGTGACCCTCGCCCCGTAGCGCGCCCGGCAGGTCTCCGATGGAGAAGCTCGTCTCGCCACCGGCCTTGCAGTCGAAGGCGATAGCGGGCGGGTGCGCCTGCGCGGACAGCGGATGGCACGGCGCGCCCGGCTGCGGGTTGCTGCGGTTGTGCGGGTTCGTGATCTGCGTCGTGTCGAACGCGATCAGCGCGGGTTGCCGGCCGGAGCCGTCCTCGCTCGCGTCGAACCCTTCCGCTCGGAGCGCCCCGGCAGTCTGCGGCGCCACGATGAAGGTCTCGGCCTCGAAGTCGAGGCGACCGTGCGGGCCACCGTGCGCGTTCAGCGCCGTTGCGACGTCGACAGGTCCGCTCTGCCGGTTGCCGCCGAAGGCGAGGATAGCCTCGCTGCCCCCGCCCGCATCGCCTCCGGCCGCACGAAGGGTTGGTAGGTCACCATCGTAGCTGCCGACGCCATTCAGGCAGGCCGCTACTAGCCCCTCAGGGTTCACCCCGGCGCCGCGCGCCCGCGCTCCATGAGCGGTCAGTGTACCCGCGACAACCCGGCCAGCGATATCATCCTTGCCGCTGACGCCTCCAAGGCTGCCCGTAAGAGTGGCGGCAACGTCTTCCGCCTCTTCTCGGCCCGCCGCAGGATCCCCAAGCAGGCCTTCGGGCTCAAAAAGTATTTCGGCGGGATCGGGCCCGTCTCCAAGACTTGCGACAACGAACACGCGCTCGCGTCGTTGGGCGAGGCCGAAGTGTTGAGCGTCGAGAACGCGCCACGCCGCCCGCCCCCGTGGCCCGGCAACCATACCTGCACTTGGCCAACGGGGGATGTGGCACTCCGGCCGCTCAACGAACCGCCCGGTCTCGTTGCCTTCGTCGTCGAGGACCGGAACGCGTCCAGCCGCGCGCCACCGCCAGAGCTGATTGCTCTTGCCTCGCGGAGGACGGGCGCCCGGTAGGACGGCATCGTCTGCGCCGACAATGCCTGCCAGGAAGCAGCCGAAGGCGTTGTCCTCTGTCGTGAAGGCGCCGGGGACGTTCTCCCAGACGACGACGAGGCCGGGCTTCCCGGCGTGGGCGCGAGCAGACTGAATTGCATGGGCCAGCATGATGAAGGTGAGGGACAGCTCCCCGCGGGGGTCTGAAAGCGACCCGCGCAGTCCGGCGACGGAGAAGCCCTGGCAGGGCGTGCCGCCGACCAGCACGTCGATGTCGGCGGGGTCGATGCCGAGGCGCCGGAGGTGACGCATGCGCAGCGCGGTGAAATCGCCCCACATCGCGAGGCTGCCGGCCGGACGGGCGAACCGCGCGTCGAAGGCGCCGTGCCGGATCCGCAGGACCTCGCGCGGGAACGCCTCGATCTCGGAGACGAGGACTGGCAGCCAGCCGAGCGGCATCCACGCGAGCGAGGCGACGTCGATCCCGGAGCAGACGGACAGGTAGCGGACGGGCGCGTTCATGCCGCCGCTCCTGGGTCTGCGAAGAGGTGCGCCTGGGCGAGGACGGACCCGAAGGCCTGCAGGCGAGCGGACGCGCGCGGGTTGATCCAGAGGACCTCGGTGCGGGCGCGGGCGCCGTCGGCGTGGGCGGCTCGCTCGACACGGGTCCAGGTCGCGAGCGCGGCGTCGTAGGAGGGCGCCGGGTAGCCAGACAGCACGACCATGCCCTTAAGGCCCAGCAGGACCTCCAGCAGCCGCGCGTGGTCCGCATCGGTCAGCTCGTGGCGGTAGCAGCCGCCCCGGCCCCGCCCGCCGCCTCGGTTCTTCTGCGAGCGGGTCTCGAACAAGTATGGCGGGTCGACGTAGTGGAGCGTGTCCAGTGCGTCGTGCTGGGCGAATACGCCGGTCGCATCGCGGTGCTCGATCACCACGCCGCGCAACCGCTCGACGGTGAAGGTGAGCGCGTCGGGCAGGTTGGCCCAGTCCTGCGCCGGCGTGGTGCCGGACCGGTGCGCGTTCGAGCGGAAGCCGGTCGTCACCTCGCGGTTGAAGCCGTCCGAGCCAAAGCCCATGAACGAGCGGATCACGAGGCGACGCGCCTCCTCCACCGGGTCGGCGGAAATCTCGTAGGCCTGCTCGAACTCGGCTCGGGCGAAGGGGGTGGCGCGCAGCGCAGCCAGCAGCTCAGGCGCGCGCTCGGAGCGCAGGACATGGAACAGGCCGACCACGTCGTCGTCGAGGTCGTTGTAGACCTCGGCGTAGGACCTGGGCTTGCGCAGCAGGACGCTCGCCGCGCCGCCGAACGCCTCGGTGTAGAGTCGGTGGGCCGGGAAATGCTGCACGATCCATGGCGCGAGGCGCCACTTCCCGCCGTGCCAGCGGAGGACAGGACGGGTCGGCGTCATGCCGCCACCCCTTCGCCTCTCGCCGGGGCGCGCCGCTTCGTGCCGCGGTGCCGCTGGGCCCAGACCCTCACGTCGTCGTAGGTCGTCGCGTGGAGGACGCGCCAAGCCTGCCGGAGCTGGTCGAGGTTGAGGTGGTTGAGGAGCCCTAGCTGGTCGGGGAGCTCCAGGTGATCGGCTAGGAAGGCGCGGACGCGGGCAGCGGCGAGGACCTGCTCGTTCGGCGGTGCCTGCCGGACGAGCGGCACCACCACCTGCAGGCGGAGCAGCGCGCGGGCGTTGACCGTGGCCTGACCCGCCGGGAGCCCGACGCAGCCGCCGTGCTTGTCCTGATGCGCCCACGACGCCGGGCACACCGGGCAGGCCCAGACCCACGCGTCGGCGATATCGGGGTCGTGGGCGTCGACGTCGCGGCCGTCGACGAGGGCGCACTCGGTGCCGCAGTCGGCGCAGAAGATGGCAGCCGCCTCAGACATCGAACATCTCCGCGATGTCGCGATCGACAGGCAGGCCCATGGCCCGGTTGAGCTGCGCCTCGATCACGAGGTCGGCCATGCTGGGCTCGGGGTCGTGGCCCTGGCAGCGCGCGCGGCGCATAGCCTCGCGGATGAAGACCGGATGCTCCGGCACGCAGGCGCGGGCCGCCTTGAGCCCGTGCTTCGCCTTCACGTGCGAGAACATCGCCTCGGTGCTGGCGGGCGTGCGGGTGCAGTGGGGGCAGCGGAGCGCGGCCATCAGGCGGCCCTCGCCATGGAGAGTTCGCCCGCTTTCAGATGTCGGCCGTCCGGCAGGACCAAGCGCAGCTCATGGGGAACGCGCTCGACCTCGGCAGCAGCCTCATCCCAAGTATATCGGCCGGCCGAGATCCGATCCGTGATGTAGCCGGCATAATTCGGGCAGTAGAACGCCTCCTTGTCGACCGCCCAGATGCCGTAGGTCAGCTCGGCGCCGAACAGAATTTTGCGCAGCGTCTCGGCGCGCAGAAAGTTCATGCGCGCAATCGCCTTGGCCATTTCACCCTCAAGGCGCTTGCGACGCTCACGCTCGTTGCGCTTGCGCCGGAGGTCGAGAGGGCAGCGCGTGTAGATCTCGAAGCTGCTGGCCCACGTGATGCTGTAGGAGCCGGTCACGATCATCCAACGGCTGCCGCCGTCGGAGTGCGCGATGCCGGTGCCGATCCGGCCTTTGCGGTCGCGGAACCAGACTCGGGCGCCGTGCTCCACGAGGCTACCATCACCGTCGCCGGACTTGCGATCGTAGTCCTGTGACCTGGGGCGGCCGAGCTGCTTGTCCGTGTGCCAGTCGGTGGCGTAGCGGGCCTGGATGTAGTCCGCCGCCGACAGCTCGCCACGCCCGCGGCCGCAACGGAAGTCCTGCTGCCGCGCCTGCCGAGGAACGACGTCGGCGCGTTCGGAGAGCCATGCCAGGATACGGCGCCGCTCCAGCTCGAACCGGAGGCCGTCGAGGTAGGGCATACGCTTGCGCTGGTCGAAGCCGTAGCGGGGGCCGTTGCGGTTCTCGGAAGGGGAGCGCTCAGACCACCACTTCAGCTCAACCACACGGCCAGAGACGCGGATCTCGGCGCGCATGTCACCGCGAGCAGCCAGCCGGTAGCTCGGGCTGATGCAGCGATGATGCTTGGCGACGCGGGGGTCTGCCGTGATCTTGAACCCACGTCGCTTGAGCAGGCGCAAGATCCCGTCGAAGATCTCGGCCTTGAGGGTCGGATCGTCCGCGTCAGCCTGCCAGAGGCCGATGTGCGTGTCGTGGAGGTTGACCTCGATCTTGCGCATCAGGCGGCCCTCTCGGCGGCCGGTGCGAAACCGGGGAAGCCATCGTCGTCGGCGACGTCCGCGCCGGTAGCGATCCGCTCCAGCTCGGCGCCGATTTCGTCGAGGACGCGATCAGCCCGCTCGGGAAGCCCGTCGCGGAACGCCCGCAGCGCATCGCTGCCCTTGGCGGCCTCGACCCTGGCCGCGGCGAACATACGCTCGCGCGGGCCCGGCTGGCGCGGGGCTTCCTGCTCGTCGCTGTCTGACGGCGGGGCGAGCCTCTGCTGCTCCGGCGCTGGTCTGCGCTCCTCGGCCAGCGGCTTGACCGTGAACGGCTTGCGGCTCGCCCGGGTGACCGTGAGCGCCATCGTCACCGCCGAGGAGATCCCCGACATGTGGCTGATCCGGATCCCGCCGACGGCCGCGCCGCCGAACTGCACGGCGTCGTCCCGGTACAGCGTCATCCGCCGGCCAGCGTATGTGGCGCCGTCCTGACCCCAGATCCGCAGGAGCACGCGGCGCATCGACTTGCCGGGCTTGTACGGCTTGCCGCCGTCGCCCTCGAAGTAGATTGCGATGGGCTGATCCGGCTCCTTCATCTTCGACACGCGGGTCACCGTGATGGTCCGCGGGCCGCCGATCAGGTCGTCGGCATTCAACTGGTCGCTTTTGGGCGCGACCGTCTGCGAGATGTCGATCACGCCATGATCTCCCGTTCGACGCGCTGGGTGGGGATGGCTCCGGCGGAGGCGACGGCGTCGCGGTAGCGGCTCATCGCGTCGCGGAGGCGCTGCTCGAAGTCGCCGGCCGCCTCGACGATCGCCTGCTGGATCTTCTCGTCCGGGTAGGCCCGGATCACCGCGAGCGGCAGGCCGCCGGAATACGAGACGAGGTCACACCAGAGCCGCTCGGAGACGAGGAGGCCGGTCTGGATCTGGAGCGCGTAATCGGCCGGGATCGCGCCCTCGGGCACGTGCTCGAGGAAGGTCTGGACCTGGTACTTCTGCCGGCGCGACTTGCACTCGACGAGGCCGTCGGTGCCGACCAGCGCGTCCGGCGAGTAGCCGAGCGTGAAGCCCCAGCGGTCGTTGGTGATGAAGCCGACGGTCTCGGTCTCGGCGTAGTGCTTCGCGTAGAGGGTGAGCGCCTCGACCTCGTCGTCCCGTCCGCGCAGCATGTCGTCGCTGACGTACCGGGGCTCGACGAACTTGGTGATCCGTTGAGCGAGCAGCTCGTACAGGTGCGCCCGCTCCTTCTCGTTCTTGGCCGCCTTGAGGGTCGGCGTGAGGATCAGCGACATCTCGCTGGCGGTGAGCATCCCGCAGCGAGCCGCGATCCACTCGTCGGTGCCCTGGTAGAGGTCGGCGTGGATGCGCACGGTGGACGGGCGCGAGGGGGCGTCGGGGGCGAGCAGCGCCATGGCCGTCACTCCGCCGCCTGGGCGACCTGGACAGCGCCCTTCACGGTGCCGTCCTCGATCACGATGGCGGCGGACCGCCCGGACTGAACCACCTCGATCCAGACCTGATAATCCGCGGCCTGGGCCATCTCGGCGAGGATCCGCATGGCCTCCTCATCGAGGAGCGAGCCGTCCTGGACGCGGATGACGCGGAGCTTCGGGTTGGCCGCCATGGCGATGGCGACCGACGTCCGGAGCTGCTCGGCGCTCGACGCCTGATCGAACGGCACGCCGTCGAGCAGGATCTCGTCGTCACCGAAGCCCAGTCCTGGGACCGGCAGCTCGGCCTTGGCGATGGCCTCACGCTTGGCCGTGACGCGCTCCTCGATCGCCTTCGTGAGGGCGGCCGCCTGCGCCTCTGCCTCGGCAGCCTGCGCCTCGACCCGGGCCCGCTCCTCGCGTCGGGCCAGCGCGGCGTTGGCCCGGACGGCGTCGGCGATGCGCTCGCGGAGCACGGTGGTGTCTATCGGCTTCGGCAGGGTCTCGGCGTTGGCGAGCTGGCCGCGCTTCTGGTCGGCGGAGCCCTCGGTGTCGCGCAGGCGGTCGTTGAGGACCGCGATCTCCCCACGGATCCGCTCAGCCTCCGCGTCCAGCCGCTTCACCTCAGCGGCGACAGCCTCGCGACCGGCCCGGCGCCGTTCGATGAGGGCGTTGTGCTCGCCGGCCTGCTCCATCTCCGCGACGAGCGCGGCATCGTCGATCCGCTCGGCCGGGGCGTCCGCCGGCACCGCGACGGCGGAGGCCTGCGCGCGGAGCGCCTTGACCTGCCGGTTCACGTCGGTGCGCCGGTCGTAATCAGCCTTGTTCGCCCGCTCGATCGCCTCGAAGTCGACGCCGGGGACGAAGCGCTTCAACGCCTCGAGCTGCGCCTTCCCGTCCATGCGGGTGAACTGGAGTGGGTCGAACGACAGGGCGCCGAGCAGCCCGTCGAGCATCCGCTGGGGCGACGGGTATTACCGGCAGATCCCGCCGCTCTCGGCCGCGGCCCCGACCAACTGGCTGATCGCGAAGGCGCCCGAGCTCTACCTCTACGGCGTCATGGCCGAGGCCTACCGGTTCCAGAAGGACGAGGCCCGGAACCAGAAGTGGCTCGCCGACGGCATGTCGTTCCTCCAGGCGCTGATGGGCCAGGGCGACTCGCAGAAGACCGGCGGTCGCCCCCGCCGCACGGCCGAGGATCAGGCCGAAGCCACCGCCCGCGACACGCCGAACTGATCCGTGACCGACTCCATCAAGCTGGCGCCCTTCGCGCCCGATACGGCCTCGGTCGACGCCGCGGTCTCGGCGGTCGCCACGAACGTGGTGCCGCGTTCGGACGGCTACGGCCCGGTCCTGGCGCCGGTACCGCTGTCGCTCGCCCTGCCGGCGGAGTGCCGCGGCGCCATCGCGGTGTTCTCCCCGACCTACAACTTCCCGATCTACGTCGCCGGCACGTCGAAGGGACTGTTCGTCTACAAGACGACGGATCAGGCGTGGCACGAGGTGACGAACCCGAACACCTCCTACAGCGTGCCGCCGGGGGACTACTGGTCCTTCGCGGTCTACGGCACCCTGCTGCTCGCCTGCTCGGCCGGCACCCCGGTCCAGAAGGCCACCATCGACGTCATCCAGGCCGGGACGCAGCCGTTCGCGGACCTCGGCGGCAACCCGCCCCGGGCCCGGCACATGGGCGTTGTCGGCGACTTCCTGGTGCTGGCAGGCCTGCCGGACACCCCGCAGTCGGTGCGCTGGTCGAACAGCGGCAACATCGAGCAGTGGCCGCTCGGCCAGCTCGACCAGGAGGGCGACGACCAGCAGCTCCCCGACGGCGGCGCCGTGACCGGCTTCGCGGGCGGCGAGTATGGCGTGATCTTCCAGGAGCGGGCGATCCGGCGCATGACGCTGAGCCCGGATTCCGGGAACGTGTTCGATTGCTCGGTGCTCGAGGAGAACCGCGGCGCGGTGGCGCCCTGGTGCATCGCCAAGGTCGGCCCCCGCATCTTCTTCCTCGACCGCGATGGCTTCTACGCCCTGGTGATCGGTGGCGGCCCGTCGCAGCCGATCGGCGCCGAGCGGGTGAACCGGTTCTTCCAGGGGCGCGTCGATCCGGAGCGGGTCGGCATGACGGTGGCGTTCCGCGACCCGACCGGCGAGCGGATCCTGTTCGCCTACCGGCTCGCCGGCACCGACGCCTCGGACCCGTCCCTGCTGGGCGAGGCCCTCCTGTACGACTGGCTGCTCGACCGCTGGTCGTTCATCAACACCCCGATCCGCTTCGGCATGTCGGCGGCGACGCCGGACACCTCGGTCGACAGCATCGAGGGCTCGATCGACGACCCGGCTCAGCCCTCGCTCGACGACCCGATGTACCAGGGCGGCGCGACGCTTCTCGCGGTGATGACGACCGACAACCGCCTCGCCGTGCTCGACGGGGCGCCGCTTGAGGCGGTGGTGCAGACCCCCGACGCCATGCTGGCGCGGCCGAACCGGGCGTTCGTGCGCGGCGTCCGGCTCGACACGGACGCCGACGACTGGCGCGTGACGTTGGGCGTCCGCGAGAGCCTCGGCGCCTCGACCCCGATGAGGTGGCTCACCGAGTCCGCGCCGACCATCGAGCGGTTCGCCCCGGCGCGCGCCTCGGGTCGGTACCACCGCGCCCGGGTGCGGATCCCGGCCGGCACGACCTGGTCCTACGTCTCGGCGATCGAGCCGGACGCGACGGCGGAGGGGGCTCGATGAACGTCCCCGGCCGGAACGAGAAGGACCTGTCGCTCTTCAGCCGCGCGATTGACGACCTCGCGCGCGGCGCCACCAACGCGATCTCGTCGGACACCTTCACCCTGGCCAACGGCGTCACGCGCACCGTTGTGCCCTGCGAGAACGGTGGCCCGGGCGCGCTGCCGCGCTGGGTCCCGGTCACGGAATCCGCGTCGAAGGCGCAGCTCTGGCTCGTCTCGGCCGACCGCCGGAGCTTTACCGTCGGGCACAACCTCGACGCCGCGACCGACCGCACCTTCCGCTTCGAGATGCGCCGGGCCTGAATGCGCCTCCAGCCCCTGTCGATGCCGCTCGCGCCTGACCTCGCCGAGCGCGTCGAGGCATGCCTGGGCGCCGCCTGCGCCCTGCCGCGCTGCGACCTGACCGTGGCCGGCCTGCTCGCGTCATGCGCGGCGGGTGAGGCCCAGCTCGTCGGGATCTTCGAGGACGACCGCTTCGTGGCGGCGGGCGTGACGCAGGTCCGCCAGCACCGCGGCGGCCGCCTGTCCTGCTGGGTGCTGTCGCTCGGTGGCCGCGCGGCGGGCCCGTGGGGCGCCGTCATCGCCGCCGTCGAGCGCGGCGCGGCCCGGCTCGGCTGCACCACCGTCGAGTTCGTCGGCCGCCGCGGCTGGGCCCGCGTGCTCCCGGACTACACCGCCGCGCCCTGCGAGCTCGGCCACCACTTCACTAAGCGCATCGGGGCCTGACATGGGCGGCGGTACCAAGACCCAGACCACGGTCCAGCAGCAGAACAACGACCCGTGGGCCCCGGCACAGCCCGCGCTCCAGGGCGTGCTCGCCGGCGCGACCGCGGCGTACAACTCGGGCGTCGGCTCGCAGGTCTACACCGGACCGCGCTACGCCGGTCTGGGCGACACCTCGCTCGCCGCGCTCGACACGATCGCCGGCAGCGCTAACGCGGGCCAGGGCGCCGCCAAGGCCGGCGACAGCTACCTGACCGGCCTACTCCAGAACGGCGGCACGACCTCCGGCATCCAGGCCGCGCTCTCTGGCCTGGACAGCGTCGGCAAGATCGACACGTCCCGGATCTCGTCGCTCGCCGACACGATGGCCGACCCGAACAACCTCGCTTACTCGACGGCTCGGAAGCTCACGAACGGCGACTATAACCTGTCGACCTCGGGCTATACCGGCCTGCTCGACGGCCTCTCGGGCCAGACTCAGTCCGAGAAGTCGCTCCAGGACGCCGCCGACGGCAAGTTCCTTGGCGGCGCGAACCCGTACCTCGACGCGGTGATCGGGCGCTCGCAGGGTGAGGCGGCCTCGAAGATCGCGCAGCAGATGGGTGCCGCGGGCCGCTCCGGCTCGGGTCGGTACGCCGCGACGATCGCCGATTCCCTCGGTGCGATCGGGACGCAGGCCCGGTACACCGATTACGACAACGAGCGCACCCGGCAGCTGCAAGCGGCTACCCAGATCGACAGCTCGCGTAACGCCCGCACCAGCCTCCAGCAGGGCCTCTACGGATCGATCAACAACGCCGAGCAGGCCAACGCCAACCTCGCCCTGTCCGGGGCCGGGCTCTACAACTCGACGAACACGACCGCGCTGGGCGGCGCGACCGCTCTGGCGGGCGTGGATAACCAGAACATCCAGAACGAGATGTCGAAGTCATCGCTCAAGCTCTCGGCCGCGCAGGCGGACCGGGCAGCAGCGATGGCAGGCCTCGGCATGGTCGGGCAGAACATCGCCAACCTCCAGGCCCCGGGGCAGACCCTCGCCATGGTCGGCGCCGCGCAGGATGCCGACCGCCAGGCCGTGCTCGACTCGCAGCAGGAGGTGTTCAACGAGCAGCAGGCCAGCCCGTGGAAACAGCTCGGCCTCTACTCGCAGGTCGTTGACCCGATCGCTGGCCTGGGCGGCTCTTCGACCGGCACGTCCGTCCAGAAGGTGCCGCAGCCGGGCGTCCTCCAGTCGCTGTTCGGGATGGGGCTGGCGGGCGCCAGCGTCGCCTCGAAGTTCATGGGCAAGTAGGAGCGCCGCATGCCCTCCGCTCCCTTCGGCTTCGGTGGCATCCTCGGCGGTGGCCCGGTCCCGGACGTCGAGATGCCCGACGGACTGCCGGTCTCCGGCGGCAAGGGCTCGCCACTGGTCGACGCGTTCCTCGCCCTCCAGGGCCAGCGCATCAATGATGCCGTCACCGCTCCCCGGGACGCCTACACGGGCGATCTCCAGGTGATGGGTCCGGATGGTCACCCGACCGCCGAGGCGATGGACCGGGCGAATGGGCTGGCCGGCCTCGCCATGACGGGCTCGATGCCTCTCAAGGCGCCGAAGGGTGCGCTGCGGATGTTCGGCGGCGCCGAGGCTCACGAGGATCCGCTGGCCGCACTGGAGGCCTCGCTCGCCAGCTTCGTGCCCGAGGCGCCTCCGTCCGGTCCGCGGTTTCTGGACCCGGCAGCGAAGTCGTGGGACCTCTACCACGGCTCGAACGCCGGCCCGGACTTTCAGCGGTTCGACCCCAACGCCGCGGCGAACCCGGCGGAGCGCGGTGGCGTGTTCTTTGCGCCCGGCGCCGAGACGGCGAGCGATTACGCGAGGAGCGGCGTTGCGCAGGCTGGAGACGCTGGTCCGCGCGTGTTCCGCACGACCGTGGAGCCGGGGAAGACCGCGGTGCTTGACCTCGGGCACCTCGCCGAGACCGATCCCGCCTTCAACGCCCGCGCTCGACAGATCGTAGAGCAGCAGAACGGCCCCGGTCAGGCGGCCCAATTCGACCGCTACATGGAAGATTTCAGCCGCAATCGGGCTGAGTATGGCGAGCTGAAGAAGCAAGTCGAGGCGATGGGCTATCCCGCGAGCCGGCCGGATCCGCTCTCGTTCGGCTACGGCCACATCGGCGCGGCGATCGAACGAGCCCAGGCTCAGGGCCTCGACACGGCCGTCCTGCGCGGGCTCGCCGAGCATGGCGGCGATGATCAGGTCGTGGCCCTGACGCCGGGCCGCGTCCGCTCCTACTATGACCCGAGCCAAGTGCTCTTCAACGGCGGCCCCGCTGGCGGCCTCGCCGGCCTTCCCGCCCTCGCCGCCTCCTCCGACCCGAAAGGCCCGCCCGTGTCCTCAGGTCTCGCGCCGTTCGGCGCCCTGTCCGCCGCCGACATCGCCCGCCTGATGCAGCAGGCCCGGCCTCAGGTCGGTGATGAGGACGTGCCGGCAGCGATCCCGCCGGGCTTCTCCGGCTTCGTTCCGCCGACCGCGCCGACGATGCAGCCCCCTGTCGCCGCGCCTGCGCAGGCCTCCGAGCCGGTCGGCCCGATGCAGGCACCGCTCCGCATGTTCGGCTCTCTCGTCTGGCGCTGGCCCGCGAGGGTATGGCGCGGATCGAGGCCTCGCCGCTCGGCCAGATCGCGAGGCGCCCGGACGTGGCGGCGGCGACGCGCGCCCTGTTCGGCCAGAACCCGGGGCCCGGCAGCCATCGGGAGGTGGCGAGCGCCATGCAAGCGCTCGTGCGCAACGATGCCCCGGCCGCCGAGAGCCTCGCCCGGACCTACCTGGAGAGCGTGTTCAACGAGGCGACCCAGCAGACCAAGGGCGTCGCCTCGCAGTACGGCGGCGCCGGCTTCGCCTCGGCGATCCGGGGCAACGCCCAGCAGCGGCACAACCTCGAAGCGGTGGTGCGCGCCCTCCCGAACGGAGAAACCCGTTGGAACGGCCTCGACCGACTGCTGATGACGCTCGAGGCGACGGGGTTCCGGCCTGCCAAGGGTTCGGACACCGCCTTCAACCACGCCATCCAGAAGGAATTTCAGTCCGGCAAGACCCACGTCGGGCAGGCGGTCTCGGATGCGCTCACCGGCATGGCCGCCGGTGCTGCGGCGGGCGGCGTAAAGGGCGGAGTTGCCGGCCTCGCCGTCGGCGCGAAGCACGGCGTCAGCGAGGCGATGATGCGGGCGCGGATGCTGAACAGCGGCGAGGCCGTTGCCCGCCTGATGTTCGATCCGAAGGCGCTTCCGGACCTGCGGGCGCTGGCGAAGTCGCCGCCCGGCAGCAAGAACGCCGAGCTGTTCACGACCCGCCTGCTATCCCTGGCGAATGCGGGTCTGGCGCCGACGCGCGAGCCAGCCCCGCAGTAGGGGGCGGTAGCCGTAGAAGGCCAATACGAGCCACACGGCCAGCATCATGATCCCGAGCAGACCCACGCCGATCGCGCCTTGAAGCGCGGTCATCACCGGCGGCACGATCGCGCGCAGGATCACAGACAGCAGCGCCATCGCTCCGGTGAACAAAACCCAGCAGAGGACGATCTGGGTGCGGGTCGGCATCAGTTTAGACCCTGACAGGTGAGGTGAGCCGATTGCTGTCCCGCCTGCGCTGGAAGGACGGTGCAGGCCTGGATATGCCCCGTCCAGCGGTCGAGCAGGTAAAAGCTGTCCCAGCCGAATTCGGCGTTCTTCTCGAAACGCACCGCCTCCCACCGGTTGGCCGATGCAACGATGAGGGCGCTGATGGGGAGGGCAGCGACGAGTGCGATCTGAAGCCAGCGGGGCATAGCTCTACGGTATCATGCCCCGCAGCTCCGGTCAGCGAGCGGCCTGTCGCTGGAACTGGATACCGCAGTTCTTTTGGATGGACGCCTGCTCCAGCGCTTCCATCTCACCCTTGAGACGGGCGAGCTCGGCGGTCTTTTGGTTGTCGCCATCGATGAAGAAGAGGGCCGGCCAGAACACCACGGCGCCCACCGTGGTCACCACAGCATCGTCCTTGCGCTTCTGGTCCTGGACCCCGGCGGCTTCAGCGGCGCGGCTCGACACGCGGGCGGATTCCTCGCCGATCTGCCGGCACGAATAGCTCGTGTACTGGATCGGCGAGACGTAGGTCGCGGCGACCTTGTCGGAAGACGACGCGCACGCAGAGAGGCCACCCACTGCGAGCAGCGCGAATACAATTTTCGAAAGCACGGATTATCCCCTCGTTCCGCGCACAACCTATGCGAGCAATAGTCGGGCTGGCTATGGCTTGCTCGCCACAGTCTCGCCTCATTACGCGAACGGGCGCGGCTTCGAAGGCAAGCTCTTGACCCGACGGGCGAACCGTCGGAATAAGCCACCGTCGCGAGCGCTCTGCGCCCGACCCTGACAAGGCCCGCCACGTGCGGGCCTTTCGCGTTTCAGGACCCCGCCTATGCCGACTGACCCGCGCGTCGCCGCTGTGATCGCCGCAGCGGCGCAGGGCAGTGGCCTCGACCAGCGCTATCCCGGCTTCATGGAGCGGATGGCGCAGATCGAGAGCAGCGGGAATCCCGATGCCTCGAACGCCTCCGGTGCGGCAGGCCTCTACCAGTTCATGCCGAAAACGGCGCAGGCCTACGGGTTGGCCGATCCGTACGACCCGGACGCTTCGGCGAAAGCCGCCGCGCGGCTGACCCTCGACAACGAAGGGACGCTGAAGCGCTCTCTCGGCCGGGATCCGACGCAGGGCGAGCTCTATCTCGCTCATCAGCAGGGCGCCGGTGGCGCGTCGATGCTGCTGGCAAATCCGGACGCGCCCGCCGCCGAGCTCGTCGGCGCGAAGGCGGTGACCAGCAACGGCGGTACCGCCGGGATGACGGCCCGGGATTTCGCCGGGCTGTGGCTGAACAAGTTCGACGGCGGCGGACGGGCCATGACGATGCCGGGCGGCGGCGTGAGCCGCGGTGCCTTCGGCCTCTCCGGCCCTGTCGCGGCCGGCATGCCCGGTTCGATCACACCCTCGGGTGGGGCTGCAATGCAGGCGCCAGAGGCTGATCGCGGTCTCCAGGTCGCGGCGCTTCTTCGGACGCTCACCGCGGCCGACGCACCGGCGGCCTCGCCGGTCGCACAGGCCGCCGCAGCAGCCCCCGCGATGCCCCAGGCTCAGCCGCTCCGGCGTCCAGCTGGCTCCGGCTTCGACGCCTCCCGCTTCTTCGCGCTGCTGCCCGGCGCCGCGGCCCGCTAACCCAAGGACGGCTCGATGCCCGGCGCCATCAACTGGGACGTCGCGCCTTCGGGCAACGACGTCTCGGATCCCCCAATCCTGTTCAACGAGGGCCAGCCGGCGAAGACCATCAACGACGCCATGCGCGCGCTGATGGCCTCGATGGCACTCTGGATGCTCGACAACTCGGGCGTGAACCAAGCCTACGGGTCGGACGCCTACACGGTGATCACCCGGCAGAACGTATCGGCGAGGGCCGCAGCGCAGGCGCACACGCTCAAGTTCCGGACCACGACCACCAACCTCAACCCGTGCACCCTGTCGCCGGACGGGAACACGCCGCGGCCTTGGCTGCGCTCGGACGGGACGCAGTTCGGGCCGGGCGACATCTACCCCACGGTCTGGTCGGTCGTGTTCGACCCGGACGCGAAAGTCTACCGCACGATCTCGCCGACCACCGAGGCGGCGGGCAAGATCGCGGCGTTCGGCGGCCCCAACGTGCCGTCGGGCTGGGAGATCTGCGACGGGCGCCCAGTCTCGCGCACGAGCTACGCGGCCCTGCTGGCGTCAATCAGCACCTTCTGGGGCAACGGCGACGGCTTCACGACCTTCAACCTGCCGGACCTGCGCGGCCGCACGCTGTTCGGCGCCAACCGCGGGCTGAACCTGCTGACCTCCGCGGGCGGCCTCGTCGGTTCGCTGGGCTACCTCGGCGGCGCCGAGACGGTGGCGATGCTGGCGACGCAGATGCCCCGGCACATGCACACCTCGACCATGTCGCCCGCCGGTTTCTTCCAGCCGAACATCCAGTCGGCCGGTGCGCACAACCACGGCGGCACCAACATCGACGGGGCCCACGACCACACCGGGTCGACGAACGTGACCGGGAACCACGCCCACACGGGTACCAGCGACGTCAGCGGCGATCACGCCCACGTCGTTCAATACGGCTACGGCCTGGTCAGCACCGCGACGCCGAACAATGCCCAGGTCGTGACCGGGATCAACCTCGGCTCGCAAGGCAACGGCCAGACGACCCAGAGCGGCCCGCACGTCCACACCTTCACGACGGGTGCGGCCGGCAACCACGCCCACAGCTTCGCGACCGACCCCGGCGGCGCACATGCCCACGGCATCTCGGTCGACGGCAGCCACGCCCACACCATCGATCCGACCCCGAACCACACCCACACGCTGGTGATCGACACGGCCGGCTCGGGTGATCCGCACCCGAACGTGCCGCCGGGCGCGGTGGTGACGTGGGCGATCAAGACCTGAGGACCGGATGAGCGCCTTCGACTGGAAGACGGATCCGACCGAGAACGGTCGGGCCGACGCGTCCGTGCCGGCCCTGCCCGGCACTTCAGCGCGCCTCCTGCCGGACGCGGCGCGCGGGATCATGGCTGGCGTGGCGATGCTGGTCGGCGATCAAGGCGGCGCGCTGGTCGCGCAGGGTCAGACCGACGTCTTCGAGGTGCAGACCCTGTCCGGGTTGAAGCCCGCGCCCGGCGTGATGATCGGCTTCTGGGCGCACCGCGACAGCGTCGCCGAGCCCGCACTGGCCGTCGACGGCTACGGGCCCGCTCGGCTCCTGGCCGCGGACGGCGGCGAGCTCGCCCCTGGGGCCATGCGCAAGGGCGAGTTCCAGCTCGTCGTCTGGGACGAGGCGATCGCCTCAGGCGCGCCGGCGTGGCGCAAGATCAACCCGGCCCCGACCGATCTCGGCGTGCTCAACCTCGGCACCCTGATGGCCGCGCTGCAGTCGATCCTCCCGACCTCGCCGCCGCCTGGGAAGGGCAAGCTCTGGTTCAACAACGGCGATTTCGCCGTCACCACGGTGGACTGATGGGCGCCTTCGACTGGTCGACCAGGGCCGCGCAGAACGCGACGGCCGACCCCGACGTGCCGGCCCCCGATGGGACCTCGGCGCGCGATCTGCCCGGCCTCGTGCGCGCACTCATGGCGGCCTACGCCGCCGTGCTCGCCGACCAGGGCGGGGCCATCGTCACCGCCGGGCTGGCCAACGCCTACCTGGCGCGCACCGCGTCCGGGATCACGGCGATGCGGCCCGGTCTGGCTCTCTTGATCCAGACGGACCGGGACAACACCGGCACGCCGACGCTCAACATTGACAGCATCGGAGCCCGGCCCTGGCGCGACCTCGACGGCTCACCGCCGCCCCCGGGCCGGATCAAGGCCGGCGCATTCTACCTCGTCATTGCGAACGGCCTGACCTGGACCACGGACTTCGGGGCACTGGCCCGCGCCGAGGCCGAGGATATCGCGATCAGCACGACCCTCATCTTCGGCGGGATCTGACATGAAGCTGCCCCCCATCCTCACGGGCATCGTCCTGGACCCCGCCGCCCGGACGCTCGACTTCTCGGCGCTCGGGGCCGGGTTCGACCCACGCACGGTGCTGGGCGTTCTTCACGAGCCGACCAACCAGTTCCTGTTCGCCAAGGGGCGCTCCGGCCTCGGGTATGCGTCGATCACCGGCTCGGTAATGACGCTCTCCGTCGACACGTCGGGGCTTGCCGCCGGCCCGCTCACGGGTTTCCGCGATGACGGCGCCCTGATCGCTACCGACGCGCGCCTGGAGGCCTGTCGCGCGCTGCTCGCGACGGCCAACGCCACGCTGTCCAACCTTTCCACGGCCCTTGGCACCCCTGCGGATGTTGCGGTCGGCTCCGACGCCGCGGCCGGGTCGCTCATCGCGAAGGTGACGCGCCTGCTTGGCACGCAGTCTGGCATCGCCACAGTTCTCGCCGCGATCCGAGATCGCCTACCGGCAGCCCTGGTCGGCGGCCGGCTCTCGGTCGACGGGTCCGGCGTCGTGCAGCCGGTCACGGTCGGCAACTTCCCCGCGACGCAACCGGTCTCTGGGACCGTGAGCCTCGGTGCCGGCGCGGCGCAGATCGGCACCATCGGTAACGCCTTCGCCCTCGACGCGACGGCCCAGGCCGGCAACACCAGCCTGTCCTCGATCGACGGTAAGCTCACCGGCGCGGCGAAGGATGGGGCGGACCCGGCATCGCCGGCGGTCGCCAACGCCGGCACCGGCATCCGCGGCTGGCTCGCAACCATCGCCGGACAGCTCGGCGGCACGCTGAAGACGACCCTTCAGGCCGGGACCGCCATCGTCGGGCGGTTCGGCATCGACCAGACCACGCCGGGCACCACCAATGGCGTCGTGGTCAACAGCGGCGCGCTCTCGGCCGATCTCCGGGTGGCCGGTGCTGCCGTCACAGGCGCCAATGCTGTCCCGACCTATCTGCCCGGCATCGCCAACGCCGCGGGCACCGCTGCAGGCACCGCGCTGAGCGTGCAGGGAACCGCGGCCGGCGTGCCCATCCCGACCACCGTCCGCGGCGCCGGCACGAACCGGTCCGCGACCGTCAGCACGACCGCCACGCCTCTGATGGCGGCCAACACGAGCCGGCAAGGCTGGAAGATCAAGAACGACTCGGCCGGGGACATCTGGATCAACTTCGACGCGACCGCGACCGCGGCGCCCGGCGGCGGCAACATCAAGGTGCCCGCCGGCTCGTATCTCTCCAGCGAACCCGGATTCGTGGAGACGGGCGCGATGTCGGCGATCGGCTCGACGGCCGGCCTCGCCATCACCGCCCGGGAGCACTGAGCATGCGCCGCCTGCCGCTCATCCTCGCCCTGTGTGCCGCGCTCGTCCTGCCGGCACGCGCCGCCTTCATGCCGCCGCCCGTCCCGCAAGGGCCGTTCACGGCCTACACCCCGAGCCTCGCCTGTCCGAGCGGGTCTCTGACCAACGCGACCGCGACCGGCGGGTACCAGGTCGTCGGCAAGATCGTGTTCTGGCAGGCCACGGTCACGATCACGACCAACGGCACCTGCGCGACCGCGCTCAACGTGGGGCTGCCGCCCGGCCTGCCGGTTTCCTCGGCGCGCCCCTACACCGCCTTCGGGCGCGAGAACGCGAAAACCGGAGCGGCACTCCAGGCCTACACGCCCGCTGGCGCCGCCTTCGCCTCGGTGACCGCGGCGAGCAACAACTCCTACGCCGGCCAGGACGGGGCGGTCTTCTACATCTCCGGCTTCTATGAGAGCCAGTGAGCCCTCATCCGCGCCGCGCGATCCCTCCAATATCCGGGCCGACTCTATGCTTCTTCGTACCGTAGCTGGCGCACTCGCCATCATGCTGCCGCTCCAGGCGGCGGCTTATGATCCGGCACAGGCGCCCCGCTATAACTCACCCGACCTGTACCGGCCGAACCTGGACGGCGTAATCCTGCGCGGAGACAGCTCACGCGGGAACGTCTCCGGCACCAGCGTCGTGCCGAGCCTCGGCGCGCTCGACGGCACCCTGGCCCGGGTCGTCGCGTGGCTTTCGGGTGTAAGCACGGTCGCAGATCTGCGTGGCAGCCCGCGCGGCGCCTACTTCCGCGCTGTGTCGACCCTTGGCTTCTATGCCGCCGGCGACGGTGGTGGCGCGAGCTACCGCTTCGACCCGACCGACAAGACCTCAGCCGACAACGGCTGCACGGTCCTGGTCGGCGCGGACGGAGCGCGATGGAAGCTCGACTGGAAGGTCTCGATCGACCTGCGCCAGTGTGGAGCTAAGGGCGACGACACGACCGACGATACGGCGCGGGTTCAAGCCGCCTTCAGTGCCGCCGCCGCGCTCGGAGCCGAGATTTCGGTACCGACCGTCGCCGCGGGCAAGGGGTTCAAGCTCGCCTCGACCGTTACGGTTTCCGGAGCGCCCTTGCGGGTTCGCGGAAGCGGGATCGACCCCGGCAATCTTCAAGGCTCACGCGGCGTCGGCTCGTGGTTCCATATCGCCCACGCGGGCGTAGGCTTCCTGTTCCAGAACACCGGGTACGCGGGCGCGAACGAGCTCGTCGGCATCGGCACGTACCGCGATCAACCCGCGCCGGTCGCCGGCTGGGCGCCCCTGGCCGCCGATTACGACGTGGTGCTTAGTGCGGCCGAGAGCGTCGTCGACATGACGATGCTGAACGCAACAAAGGGGCTGAAGGTCACCGGCAACGTCGGGATGCGGACTTGGGTCAAGCGCCTGCGCGGCCAGTTCATGCAGAACGCGCTTCTGATTGAGCGCGCTAACGACAAGAACAAGATCGACTATGTCGATGCGTGGCCCTACTGGCAGAACACAGATTTCGTTAACAGCTACACCGCCAACAATCTCGACACCGTCATCATGCAGCGGGTCGATGGCCTGGACGGCGGCTACCTGTTCACGATCTTCGCGAAGTCGGCCCTGCGGTACAGCCAGCTGGTCGCCACCGGCGCGGGGACAGGGGTCGCGTCCGAGCACAGCTGGAAAGCTGTCTATGCCGACAATGCCCGGACGTTCCTGACCTTCGATGCGAGCGCGCAGTACGCGAACCTGCATATCGGCTGGGGGACGATGTACCAGGACCCCTACAGCACGGGAGCGCACTACGGCATCGAGAATAACGGCGCGCCGAACGTCTCCGTCGCGATCGACGACTGGAAGGCCAACAACCTGCGGGGCGGTGCCGCCTATATGACCGGCGCCGGTGCGCTGCTCTCGATCGGCACGTTCCACGAGGGACAGTTCAATCGGGCTGGCACAGGCGCGCCCGCGTTCGTAGCCGTCAACGGTGCTCAGGTCCGCATCGGCCAGTACCTGCGGGCCAATGCAGCGCAGACGATCTACGGCGCCGGGGCACTGGCGGGCGTAACGGGCTGGTCGGCGCCCAACGGCGGGGCGCCGCGTGCGGGCGGGACGGGCGTGTTCGCGACGTTCGACGTGGGCTTCCTGAGTTCGACCACCAGCGCGACCGGGCAGTTTGCCTTCCCCCATAACGTCGGCCAGACCCCCAACGACGTGCAACTCTCGCCATCGCCGTCCTGTCCCGACCCGCGGCTGTACTATGCCGATGCCACGACGCTCGGCGTGCGCTGCTCGGATGCGTCCGGCGCCGCACTGGTCAATGCCACCGTGTCGTTGACCTACAGAGCCGGCATGGTCGGCAGCTCCCTGCCGACGTCGAACTACTGAGCCGCGACGATCTTCCCGCGTCACTTGAGAGATGACGCCAACGCTCGCCGCCAGCCAGCGGTGAGCACCGGCCTCTAAGGTCCCTTCCTCAGCGCTCCTCTCAAGAGGTCCTGATGCTCCTGCGTCTCCCAGCGCGGGCCGCCCTCGCGTGCCTCGTGCTCGCGGGATCGACCCCGTGCGCCCATGCCGAAACCGCCTCCTGGTACGGCTCCGGCCATCGCACTGCGAGCGGCGAGCAGTTCCTGCCCGACGGCCTGACCGCGGCGCACCGCACCCTCCCCTTCGGCACCAGGGTGCGGGTGACCTACGGCGCCCGCTCGGTGGTCGTGCGGATCAACGACCGCGGCCCGTTCATCGCCGGCCGGGCGATCGATCTCTCGCGCGGCGCGGCCCGGGCCATCGGCCTGTCGGGCGTCGGCCGCGTCCACCTCGCCATCCTCGGCTGACCTGGAGACCACCATGGCCGCGAGCCTCAACCGCTCGGCGTTCTTCGACCGCGTGCGCGCCGCGCCCTTCGGCGGCCGGCTCTCGGCCTCGCAGGTCGCCGGCATTGAGGCGATCCTCGACGCCTGCCCGGCCATGCTCGGGCTCGCCTCGCTGGCCTACTGCCTCGCCACGACCTTCCACGAGACGGCGCGCACGATGAAGCCGATTGAGGAGTTCGGACGCGGCAAGGGGCGGACCTACGGGCCGACCGGCTTCTGGGGGCGCGGCTTCGTGCAGCTCACCTGGGAGGCGAACTACGCCAAGGCCACGGCTGCGCTGCGCAAGCTCGGCGTGCTGACCGCGGCCGAGGACCTCGTTAAGACCCCCGCCCTGGCGATGCGCCCGGACGTGGCCGCCGCGATCCTGTTCTACGGCATGGTCGAGGGCTGGTTCACCGGGAAGAAGCTGGCGGACTACTTCGGCCCGGGCCGGAACGATGCAGTCGGCGCCCGGCGCATCATCAACGGGACCGACAAGGCCGCGACGATCGCCGGCTACCACGCGACCTTCGTGGATGCCCTGACGGCCGGCGGCTACGCGGCGATCCCTGCCGCCGTAGCGCCCGCGCCGGCCGCGCCGAGCTCCCCTCCTAAGCTCCCCTCCCAGACGTCGCCGGCCGCGCCAGTTGAGGCCGGCTTCTGGGCGCGCGTCCACGCTGCCCTCTCCCGCAAGTCGAAGGTCGCCTGACATGCACCGCGCTCGCTTCCGCCGAGTCCGGCTCGGCATCCTGCGCTGGTACGCCGCCGCGCGCGGGTATCGGATCTACGCGCTCGCCCTCGTGCTGGCCGTGCCGGACATCCTCGACGCGCTGGCCGGCGTCGACTTCACCGTCCTGCTGCCGCCGGGCTGGGGCGCCAAATCAGCCTCCATCCTGGCGATCCTGCGCGTGGTGCTCGGCATCGTGATCCGGCGTCTCGCCATGGTCGGGCCGCCCTCCGGAGGGCCGCGCTG